CCATTTATCAATTAGAAAAATAGAGTTCCAACGAGTTAAACCACTAACTTCACTATCAAGCCAACCATCAGCATTCCATTCAGGAACAGTACAAATAATTTCTGTATCACTATTAATTGCACCAACAATTCCCCAATCAGATACCCATTGAGGATATTTAGAAAATTTAACTTTTGCTGTCGGTGCTGGAAAGGCTGCAAACTCTTTAGCCACAACTATATAGGTATCTGTTTGTTCAACAATTTCACGCCATATTTTATACCCATTTTGTGATAATGCAGCATAGTAACCTACCCAAAAATTATTTGGATATTGAGAAAGATCACAATAAACTTTAGAATATGAATTTTCCCCTTCATTAATTGTTCTTCGATCTGTTAATACTATATCAGTTTGATTTCTATTGCCAAATATATAAATATAATCCTGATCTACCTGCATACTTCCAAAATGAAGACTTGGATTACATCCTTCTCCTCCCTCCTGATTATCTAATTGATAATCATAAAGAAGGGAATGTGCTTCTTGATAAGGAGAAGATCGATCATAATAGAAAATATCAAATTTAACTCCATAACCTGCATGGTGATGTTTAGCTGTGTTAGAATTCATCCAATTTCTATAAGTACAAACATATACCCGATTATCAATAACATCTGTACATTGTAAAAATGAAATTGCTGAATTATAATGACGTACTGTTGAAATTTTTGTGTCATCCAAATCTGGAGAATATGAAGGACTAATTATATTGTTTCTAAAATAATCAAAAACAGTAGTATCTGGATCGTGATAATAATCATGCTGATCATAAGATTCTAAACAATAATCCCATTTACGCTCACTACCTTCAAGAAAAATTGGAAAATACTCATATGATTCAGTTTGATAATTATATCCACCAGTTACTCCTACATAATAATTATTTCTTGCATCCCGACAGTTCCAATAACTACTCATATTTACGGAATAATTATAATAAATATCGGGATCATAGCCCATACCAGGGTTATAATAATAGCTGGAAGAACCAGGCATTCCTGATCCACCCCGCATTGATTCAGGACTTAACCATACAAGTTCATCATTTACTTCAGCAGTAAAAACAGGCATAACTTTCAATGGTGAACCAAAACCAGCAGTTAATCCTGATAAAAAACCTCCGACTGTCGTTATGCTAAATTGAAAATTAGAAGATGATGGATCAGTAGCTACAGCAGAAAAATCAGAAAGATGACCTTTATAATACATTATTGCATTAGAATTTACATCTGTACCAATTTGAGATTCTATATCAATCCTATTAAATGAACCTCCAGGCGGATATTGTGCAGCATCAATTGTAACTAAAGGAAAATAGGGATTTAAAGGATCATCAGAATTTTCAAACCAATCACTAAAAATTACCCAAAACCAAAAAGGTTTACCATTAAATTTAACTACTCCTATATGATTAGTACCGGAAGTATTATACCTACCTGCAAAATTAACAGCAAATTCAGCATACAATGCCCCCATCATTTGCCTTGTTGTATCAATAACAAAAGTTTTCCATTTTTCCTCTTGGGGAGAATCTTCCATACTTGGCAGATGGCCTTTATCATAAACACCAAATTTATTTTTATTAAAATAAATAACCTTACCAGGAGCTATATCTGTACCAAGTACATCCGGTACTGAATCTAATCTACTTGTTTTTAAATTACTATCAACATTTGAATAATCTTTCTTTTTTGGCTCATCCGGTTTAAATAGGTATCCACCAATAGCCATACCTATTTGCATTCCTGGGAATCCACCAATGATACCACCTACTAATCCTCCTGCCCCTGCACCAATGGCTTGTTTTCTTTGACCTTTATCTTTCCAAATTTTTTCTATATCAAAATTAGTCATGACAGAGTAACTACCTTAGTCGGTGAAGTTGAAAAATCTGCTGTTAAATTAAAAGCTGTTATTGATACAGCTTTTATTTCCCATTGCTGACCAACATTCTCACTTTCAAATTCAATATAATCAGTATAGTCATCTTTTAACATACAATATTTATCTATCGTATGAGCAACAGGACTCCCACTTCTACCACATCCGGTAAAGGTATATGTGGGATCTCCGGTAATACCTGAATAAGTAATCAATTCATCTTCAATAAAAAATGAACCGGATGCTGGAAAAGATCCATAGAGAGTAGAATTATCATATCCAATAGTTGTTTGCGAATCATCTATTCCTGCACTAAGTTTTACCGATGATGTTACATACCCAACAGTTTTTTGATAACGCCAATCACCACTATTTATACTTGCATAAATTCTTGCTCCTATAAAATAAGAATTATCATCAGGCCGTTTAAAAAGAATATAAATTCTATTGTAAATAAGATCTTGTACTGCATAAAAACGTTCAACTATATCAGGAGCTTCATATTGAGTTGGGACAACATTATTTTGTGCTGCTGTCACTTTACCAATAGCATCGGTATAAACAGAAGGATTATATTCAAAACATTGAATATTAATTTCATCACTTTCTGCTTCTTCCATACCAATAATTCTAAACCATTTTTTCTGCCATCCTGTTTGAGCATGACTTATACCTATAATATCACCAATGGCATGATAATAACCCTGCATACCTGTAGTAAATTCACACCAGTTCCTGTTATATTCAGCAAAATCTGCATAGAACTGCACCATTCGCATTGCTTGCGATTTTCTTTTTACCCCTGCTAATCGAATTGTTTTTAATTTTGTTTCTGGTGCAACACCATACTGATCAATAGTTGAATAATATCTTTCAACGTCTTTTTCTACTACATTCCAAATGTATTCATTTTTCCATACATCATCTTCATCCTTAACTGCTCTTTGTATATACTCAACTCTAAATCTATTTGATACATCAATATCACCAGTATGTTTAAATTTAAATGATCCCTCTTTAATATTATCCTTTACTATTTCAAAAGGGTCACTTGCATTTGGAGATACTGGAAGATCCTCAAATAAATCAATATAGGTTGAGGTTTGATCCTTAACTAAAAACCTGTAATCTGTTTCTGATATAGTTATTTTGCCCTCATCACCAAACCAATATATATCTGGATAAGCTGCAAAATCAGCATAGAGTCTACTTACTGTACTTGATCCACCTGCAACAAATTGATCTTTTGTTTGATCAGCATAGTATGCTTCAGGAACTTCATCAGCGTGTTCAATAACAGGTTCAATCTTACCTTGCTTTAATCGAATAATACCCCTGCACGTCATCATTATATCTGTGATAACATCAAAGGCCATCGATCTTGAATCAAAAAAATTTGAATATCTAAATCGTGGCTCATTAACCAGAGAATCATCCCAATCAGTTATTTGAACATTCTCATCACAATAATCTGCTGCGATCTTCCAGGGGCTATCCACGGTATCAGGATCACCATTAAAAATATCTACATCTAAACCTACTCCCCATCTTTTATCAGTTAAAAAATTATAAACACAACGAATAGGATTAGCATCTTCTTCATCTGTCTCTATATTAAAAGCTTTTATTTCAGTAGAAACAGTCGGTAATTGTGAAATGATTTGATCTTCTACTTTTAACCAGACTTTTGTATAGGCTGTCCATTTAAGTTTAATTGCTGGAACAGCTTGACCAGACTGATAATTGTCCATTGTAGGATCAACAATATCATCTTCAATACCATAGTAATAAGTGAAGTCAAACTTGAGACCCTCATCCTTCATCTCTTTAACTTCTTTTTCATTTATCCAATATTTTACATATGCAAAAATTGGCCCTTCACAATGAGCTACCGCATAATCTATATTCATCCTGGGAGAATATTCTGGATTTTTTCTTGATCCTTCATTGTGCATCTCTGCTTCAATTTCACCTACCCAAATCACACCACCATATATTTTAACTTGACCAAAAGCTATAGGTACTGGAGTAGATTTTACATAAGAATTTTGTCCAAGATCTCCTAAAGGTGGAGGTTTTGGAGCATCTGGTGGATCTATCCATAAACCAAGCTGACCACCAATGGACATACCAATCATGGCCCCTTGGAAACCACCAAAATAACCACCAATAACACCACCAACGACCATTCCTATAGTCTGTCCAGTTGTTTCTCCCATCTAAAACTCCTTATAACGCATCATACTATCCAATCTTGCATAATAAGATGGATATAATGGATCAAATCCTACTTTTCTATCTTTAGATCCCCAACCACATTTAGCATGAATAAAATGAGTTTGGTTTACCATAATACCACAATGATGAGCAGGATATTTTTCACCGAATAATTTAAAACAAACTATATCACACTTATTCATTAATTCATTATCAGATAAGAATACAAACCCTGCTTTTTTTAAAAAATTATATAATCGTGGTTCTGCATTAGTATGTTTCCACCATGCAACAGAATAATAACTTCCATCATTTTCAGGTATAGAAAAACCAGCACGACCAAAGGCCAAATATAACAAACCACCACAATCAATACCTAATGATGATCTACCAGTATGTCTAAATGGTGTTCCTATGAGCTTTCGTGCATTCTGAACAATTTGATTTTTTATAGTATCGGTTCTTTGGGAACCCACGGATACCCTCCATATTCACTAAAGTTACTAAAATCATCCTGGCAAGTTTCATAATTTTTAGCACATAATTTTACCACATCTATATTAACACCACTTGAAATTACATCACTAAAGGGTATTCTTACAACTACCGTTCCCGTAGTATTAGTCAGAACAGGTCTAACCTCTCCTATCATTGCTCCACTTTTTATTTCAACATAACCAGGAATAAAATAATCTACGGCTTTCCCATGAGAACATGTTAAAGTAATTCCATCGGAACCAGAAGATAAATCAACATTAGTAGTAAAATCGGCTAAATCTAAATCACACGTAGCAGTATTACAAAAAGTCCAGTTACATCCAGCTTGATATACTCTCTTTGGATATTGTCGATCAAGATAGGGAAAAGGTTTAATAGATAATGTTATCCAATGTTCATCTCCTTTAGGTTCATCTGTATATCCCATAAACAAAAGCATTGAAGCAGCAATAGTCCAATATTCTCCTGTAAAATGTAATTCTGGAATAATTAGATAAATAGAAACAGGTACACCATTATATCTGCCAGCCATAACATCATTTTTAAATGTAAGATCAACGTGATCTAATCCAATTTCCAATTCATTTAAAATTGTACCTTCCTCAGTTCTAATTGGATTTCGTTTTATAGATAAAGCTGAATACACAGTACTTCCATCACGAACATCAGTAGTATTGGCTACAAATCTTTGTGTTCCTGAAGCAAGACCAAAACTGTATCCAGTTAAAACAGTTACACCACTTTGAAAAAAATATTTTAAATTACCAGAATCAATATCTCTTGGCATTATAACCACTCCCTAAATGTGATAATAAAATCCCAAATATTTGCTTTCTCATCAGGATTAGAATATTCCATCGATTCATATTGAACCTGAAATTGTGTGCCATAACCAGTATTCCAAATAGCAGGAAGAACATCCCAAGCAAAGTTTGTCAATGGCCCCTGATTATCATCCCAATGTGCAACGATAATATCCTTTTCTGAATTTGTTCTACCACGTACCGCAATTGTCCATCTACGAATAGATTCAGTTGATTTTAAACGTGTCTTACGTTTCCATCCTTCCATATCAGTTTGCAAAACATTCCACATCGGGGTATGCGGATTAATGGAATGAACTTCAAAGTTAAAAGGATCACCTGCTGCCATAACATTACTCCTTAATAGGCGTTTTGAATTCCCTTTCTAATAGGTTTATTCTGTTTTAAACTTCTTACCATCTGACCTTGAATAACATCAGAATGTTTCACTAAAAATTGAATACCTGACTGTGTATCAATAGCACTTAAATGAATTGGCATATGGTATTCTGTTTTACTACCACCAGAAGTTTTTTGCATTTTTTTCATTGGAGAAACCATTTCATTTTCACCGTATTTAGTATTTTCTCCAAAATTATATATTTCACCGGACTTTAATCCTTTTCCGACAATTGGTTCTGTAATAAGACCACCTTCAGCAAATCCATATCCACCACCTTCACCACCACGAATAGTTGATGTTCCTGCTGATGATGATCCTCCACCACCACCTAATGATCCAATCCATGAAGTTAAACTACTCCACCAAGATCCTCCCCCTCCTCCACCACTACTACCACTGGAATTTATAGAACTAATCCAATCACTAACGGAATCACCAATATCTGAAAATCCATCCTTCATTTTATCTACCCAATCCCTACTACTTTCTGCTGCTTCATCGGTATTATTTGCTATTTCCTTTGAAATATCTGCAAGATCTTGTGATACTCCCTGAACACCCTCTGCTGCCGTTGCTGTCCCACCAGGAAGTCCTCCCTCCATACCAGGGAGACCATTAGTAACAAAAACAGGAATAGGTTTTCCATAAGTACCTTTTGCTAATTCTCCCATTTTACCTGCTCCTTCTGCCCCTGGAACAGTTCCCCCTGGATTAGTTATATAAACAGGTAAAGGTTTCTTTGCTGTGATTTCCATAGCTTTTTCTTTACCTTTACCCTTACCAAACATTTTTTGAAATAAAGTGCTTTCTCCCAATAAACCAGTTCCTAACATATCCTGTAAATTATCAGTTATTACATTTTTAACTAAAACCTTCACAGTATCTTTTAAAATTTGTACCTGTAATTCATTTAATGCTTCTTTTACTGAACCGACACCATCCACTATATTAGACAAAGCATCAGTGAATCCATCGGCCCATCCATTAGATGCTTCAATCAAATCATTCCAAATGGGCATTTGTTTTTTCTGAAGTTCTCTTTCAGTTGCCCTTGTCATTTGGGCCATCATTTCTTCCATTGCTTCGCCTTCAGCCCTTGTAGCAGCAGTAGCTTCCGTTTTCCATTCACCGTTTCTTTTCCATTCTTTATTATAGTCTTCTAACTTCTTTTGCATCTCAGCCATTGCACGATCATGTGTTGCTACAAGATCCATTATTTCACCCTGTCTTTGTTTAATGGGTGAATATGATCCTTTTAAATATGCTGCTTTTTTAGACTGTACCTCCAATTGAGCTATATAAGCCTGGTGTACAAGATTCATTCTTTCTTGTTC